CGCTAAGATTGGACGGGCCGAAATTATCTGGGTACATATCAGAAGAATGAGAAGCGACCCCGTTGGGCTGGTCGATGTTCAAAGCACCTGATGCAATCAAGCTCTGATCGTCAGCTCGAACAAAGACGGTGCCAGGGTTCAAATCCGATAGTTGAGCGGTGAGGGCGCCGGAAGTAGCAAGCATCACAATGACATCTGAGCCGAGGTCAGCACCGGATTGGTAGATGAAGTCAACCTGCTCCACGGCGACAGCTTGGCCCGTAGGAACATTCACGTAAGCTCCAAGATCGATAGTGCCTTGAACTCTGGTGCCTGCAAGTGCCGCAGCAGGTAAGAGAATACTTTCAGTTAGATAAAATGAGCCAGTCTTTGGTGTCGCCATATTACATTCCAGTTACTTTAGGTCTATAAAACTTAACAAAATGTAATTCCCGCTCCGCATCTGGTAAACTATCTTCGCACCACGCAGTGGGGTGAAAACTCGCTTTTGCCCAAGCCCAGCCCAGCGGGCTTCGCAGGCGCAGCCCTGCCGAAAGCGTAGCGTAATGGGGCTTTACCTTTCAAAACATTGGTACCCAATGCTCAAAATAAGGAGTATTTATTACCGATTACCTAATCGCCGTACCATGGACGACGTGAAAATCATCGAAGACCACATAATAGCATCGCAATTGAAGAGAATAGCAGACGTTCTTGAGCGTTTGCTCAAGATAAGTGAGATGAGTCTATGACTATCTGTTTCTATTGTGGGGTGGATTGGACGAAAGGTCAAGGTGATGATGGCCATTGTGAGAACATCACCTGTATTGAGAAGTCATATGAGAGTGTTGAGAAGTTTTGGCATTCCATTGAAAAGCGATTATGGGATATGATATCAGAGATTAATGCCCATTACTATTCTCGACCACATGATGTTGATAACTTTGCATATCAATTAGCCGATTCGAATAAACATCTCAAATTAGTTCAACAAGATCTACCGGACTTCAATAAACGGGAGGTGAAGGAATGAGTGAGCGCAAGATCCAAACTATCTCCGTACCATTGGGGGGTAAAATGGATTTCTTCCTGCAGGACGCCAGGAAAGCCGGCAAGAATCTCTCTGCTCTGGTGTGTGGGATTGTGGAGAGGCATGCGACCCTCTACGATGATAACATCCAGCTCGAGCTTGAGATGAACCGTCTTCGATATCGATACGCATACGCGGTCCGCGCTGCCAAGGATGCTTTGAAGTCCTGCTCTGGTGAAGAGTGGGTGATCCATGTCCCTTCAGAAGAAGAAGACAATTCGATGCAACAACGTCATGCCGATTTCGTCGGGCTGGAAACTGTGATTCACTTCAGAAGGGAAGATAAGGACCAGTCACCCATCGATTCCTGAATATCTCATTTTTGTAATTCCATGCAAATTCGCTCGCCGCCCTGGTTACTTCACTCAAACCCAAAGTCATCACTCCCTGAGTAATGCGATTTGCCTGCAGTAGTGTCTCAGTCTTTTTTGGATTCTTGATTATATCCACTGGATCGGTGATGTAATCAACGTAGGTGTTCAACCCTTCCTCTCCACCGATGGCGACCGATGCAACTGCCCCTGCGACAACTGCCCCTTCCAGGATAACCAGGGGCGTCGTACTTACTGCGGCGATGGTCAGTGCCTCGGGCGCCCAAAGAAGGAATATCCCACCAGTGCCCATCGCCAACTCGGGATAATCCTCCCAAGTTATTTTCTCATCGTCACGCCAGGCTAATTGATACATCGACCAGAGCATACCAATGGTAGTGATACCTTTCTGGTGGATGCGCCAAGGCACCGACATTTTCAAGGCCCCGTGGCCAATTCGTAGGAGCGTTTTTGCCGCATCAAGAACGGCAACTCCTTCTCCTGGGCGACGATGATGGAAACGACGACATTGGTATCACTCACATGGGTGACCGAATTAATTGTAGTTGTGAGAAGGATGCGGGTGAGGTGGAGTTTGTCTGAAGTGATAGCACTGGCTGTCCCCCATAGATGGGCACTATGTAAGAAAGGAATTACTGGAGTAGTTGGGGGAACATGAAGATAATAGGTCCTTCGACGCCCATAGATTACTTGATCCATGTTATTAGTCGAGAGCGAATAACCAGGACCGCTGAATCCAGGCCCTGCGAGGAATGCAACAATTTCTGCATCGGTAATGAACTCAGTAGAGATTATCTCTAGTATCTCGTTTGCCGCATCATCGCCAGCCAATGGCCCGGGGTCTTGAATATCAACTGCTTGAACAAAGGTAGTGAGTTGATCCATATTGTAGCCAGAGAGATCGTAATAGGTTCTCTGAACCGCTGCGTTGTTCGAGCCTGCGACTTGATCCCATTGGCCAGTGACGGATGTAATTAATGCGCTTCCATCATTGGTGACTGTAGTCCCTGTGAGAACTTTGGCTAATACCCGCGGTCCTTCAAGAGTCATGACTTCTTCACCGCCTTGTGAGCCTTCTTAGCCAGGGCGGCGAAGGATGAGCGTGGATGTTTCTTCTTCAGACGCTTGTAAGCTGCTGCGTACTTCTTGTTGTAAGCTGAAGGTCCGCGCTTCTTCTTCTGCAGTGAATCGGGCTTTTCGTAGGCTCTGCGTGCTGTCTTTCGTGTTTCGCCCTTCGTCGTCCCATGGGAGTGAAGGGGTTCGCCACACCGAGGACAGTACCGAGGCATTCAGAAGCCTCAGTTGTCACTTGCCGTACTCTGTATCGCTATGGCCATCCAGTCTTTAGTTGACAATTTAACCACTCTGCATTTGATTCGAACAGTCACATAGGTATCAGCGAAGATCGCCCCCGAGTCATTACCCGCAACCAGGTAAAGAGAATCGTTGACAACCAGGAAAGCCTCGCTAAGATTGGACGGGCCGAAATTATCTGGGTACATATCAGAAGAATGAGAAGCGACCCCGTTGGGCTGGTCGATGTTCAAAGCACCTGATGCAATCAAGCTCTGATCGTCAG